TTATATTTGTTTTGATCATGCTTAAGCAGCTGCGAACCCTAAAATGGGTCCTGATGTATCGATCATGTACATCAAAAATGAAAACGGATCATTCAAATCTTGACCTATATCCGTATTATTCAATTCTTTCAACCAAGTTTTATGTCGTTCATTGTCACCACTATAACACATGTCTAAAGCGCCCAATGTGTCTTCAGTTGGTTCACAATGATCATAAGTCATCTGCCATTCCTCCTGCATCTTAATTGATGCAACCACACCATCAGTTAAAACTAACAAACGCTGTATATAAGCACTAAGAATTGGATCAGGAGACACAGCATTGACCAAACCCAAAGCTGTTCCTCGGAGCACCTCCTTATGTTTAGCAAATGCTGGAGGCCTTATAGTGTAACCTAACTTGCTCATGACTTTACCTCTCTTTGGAACAAAAGTCCAACCACTCTTGACTGGTACATACCTATTAGAACAAAATTCAGCTAAACATCTTATAGGTCTATATATGGCCTCACTTTCGAAACCACACTTGCTCATATAGATGTGCCAAGGTAATGCTTGTCTCAAATGCACCAACAAGTTATCATCACCTTGAACTAAACATTTTATCTCGACTAAAGCTTGTTTAACGTTGATATTGTAATGGTTGGAATATATATGAATATGCAACAATCCGTTCAAAATTGAATTGAACAAAGAAGTATCTGGATTCCCGCTGTGCACAGAACCACGACACTTATACTTAACACCATGGAAAGTAAAGCCGTGTGTGTTTATATCTGCATTGTAAAGTTGCCAAACTGCTCTTGGACAACCCCACATTTTATATAACCACATCTTGAACTTCAGAAATAATTCATGCACTGATGCATCCCATTTTCCGACGTCGTCTTCCAACATCAGGCCGGGAACGTTGACATGATTGGCCGCTTTGTCAGCCTTCACACCACTAGTGAAACAAATAGGAAACTTGGAGTTCCAAACCCGTTTAACAGCATCTTGAGCAGCCATAGTCCACGGCCCCGTTAAAGCGATGAACTCATCCTGTGCTGCTTGAATCATTCTGGGAGCTTTACGTTTTTTACCATAGATAGTTCTATAAGGTAAATTTTCCACTTTAA